TTCGTTTGCTTCCTTTACATTCTCAGGAGTTGTCTTTTTTTGGTGCATAATGTAAAAAGAAGTTAGTTGAAAAACTAATCCGTTCTACGTCCGAAGTAAACGGATACACATAATGAATTAACCATGCAGGAAACAAATAAATATCTCCTTCTTCAGGTGGAATAGGTCCAAAAGTATGATTATTATGTGGAGCCCATTGTCCATATTGCCACTCAATCATACCCCCAGTAGGATTTCTACCTCGTTGAGTAGGATGCTTCCATTCGTCTTTCAGTTCCTGTGGAACCTGTGCATAAATGACACATGAAAAATCTCCTGCATGAATGTGCGGTGGATTCCATTCGCCTTTACGTTGAACATTGACCCAAGGACGATCAAGTTCAATACCATCCAATTCATGATCTACAGGTGGTTGATACAATCCAACCTTACCCATTTGAATAAGACAGTCTCCAAGATGTTCTTGAAGTTCATTAACAGTATCAACTTCCATATGAAAAGCAACTTCTCGATCAATATTGCCTGCGAGAAGATGATTGTTTTCAATATCTGAATTTTTTGCGGCATCAAGAATAACTTGACGCAACTGTTCTGACACTTTATTTTTATAAATTACAGGTCCAAAAGGACGGATAATGTATCCAGGTTCTATACTCATTTGAATTCACAGTTACACATAATTTCAGTTAATGCTGCCAAAAGATTGATTTCCTGATCGGCAACAAATGCAGTCTGGTATTGATACTTAGCAATAATCAAAACTGCTTCGGGAATTGAATTTGGTTTAAGTGCATCATAAATGCAGTCATAAATGTTGCGAAGGATTGTATTAGGATCGTTATCTAAATTTTGCACGATCCACTTGCGAACATTTGGAAACTCTTTCTTTGAAAGATAACCAACAAGTTCTTTGGTGTTTACATTAGATAATAGACTAAGAATACCTGTATCAATAGAACCACCAGCAGAATAACGTTGACATTCATTGAGAATACGACGCCAATCTGGAAAGTGTTGATTGATTATTTCAACAAGAACTTTTGGATCATGTTTGACATTCTCTGTCTCAAGAATAGTCCCGAGACGCTTGAAGAATTGTGCTGCAATTGCTGGTTTTTGTTTTCCGTTAATTGTAAAGTCAACGACTGCACATCTTGAATGCAGTGGTTCAATGATTTTGTTTTTGTAATTGCAGGTGAAGATAAAGCGGCAGTTGTTATAAAATGCCTCAATATTTGCCCGTAAGAGGAGTTGTACGTCGTGGGTTGTGTTATCAGCCTCATCAATAATGATGACTTTGTGCTTTGCGTCCATTGCTGAAAGCGATACGGTCGAAGCAAAGTTCTTTGCTTGATTTCTAACCGTGTCCAAAAATCGTCCTTCATCTGATCCATTTATTACATAACAGTCTGCTTTTAGTTCGTAGCAAAGTGCTTTTGCTACAGTTGTTTTACCAATACCAGGAGGACCTGCAAGAAGAAGATTTGGAATTTCTCCTTTACTTACAAAGTCCTTCAAAGTAGATTTGATTGCATCAGGAAGAATGCAATCATCAATTTTCTTGGGTCGATATTTTTCTACCCAAAGAAAGTCATCACGATCCATAAACGCTATCTGGTTCAAGTGCGATAAAGTAAGTAAGATTATAACGCTCGCTATAGAACCTGGCAAGTTTGCTCTTTGAAATTACAACTTCGTAACTTCCAGGAATTAGTTTGATATTCTCAATCTTGAAGTTGAATGAAAACTCAGTATCAGTTTCACCAACAACAATTGAATACTCATTAGAAGTATCGTTTTTACGATCACTAACAACGAGTTTGATAACTCCTGCTTCACCAACAGCAGATAGATCAGGAAGTCCAAGAATAGAAGATGACTTCAAGATTTTTTGAAGTTGATCTTCTTGTAGAACAAAACAAATATCCTCAGAAGGAAGTTTCATCTCACGATCAGGTGGCGCAATAATTACACTAGGATCGGAGAAGAAATACTTAGAACGGTTTGCCTTACCTTCCTTGATGCTAGCATAACTTTCTTCACTAGATACATCAATATCAGGATCTTTATACAGTCCAACAGTATTCAGGAACTGTGGAAGATCATAGATTGCAAAGTCTTTTGGAATATATTCTTCAATTTCAGCTTCTGCAAATACATTTTGCATCGGGGAAATTGTACGAAGTTTCTTACCTTCTTTGAAGGAAAGTGACTGATTGATTGAAGTAAAGTTTTGAAGAATTTTGATTGTCTTATCAGAAAATTTCATCGTTCATTATAAGGTTGGGTACGTTCGTTGTGAAGCCCTGCAAAGTGATACAGAAGAATACAGTAATGGATTGCTTTCAGTATATCCATTTTTGATTTGCCGTTCTTCTTTCCAAAGCGTGAAAGATACTTGATTGCATTGGATCGAGTAAATGGCTCAGCATCTCCAATACTTTCAATCAAATCTAGAGTTTGAGTTTTTGATTGTTCCGAAGTGTAATGAGCATTATAAGTGCTTGCAAGATACTCTTCTACTACCTTGAGCGTTAGATCCTCATTATATTTCCAAAAACCGTTGTCAGACATCTCCATCATAATAAAGTCCAGTAGGCATTATAGCACAAAAAAAGGGGATTGAAAATCCCCCTTCCAAAATTATTTCTATTCTATCACCAGATACCTGGAATAATTTGTCCAGTCAATGCATAAGCACCAACTGCAGCAATAAATCCTAGCATCGCTAGGCGACCATTCAGTTTTTCTGCTTTCTCGTTATGAGTTTCGTACACACCGTTTTCCATTTGATTTAGTACTCCATTGTCAATGTACATAGATGGTTCTTTGGCAAACATATTCTGTTGACCAAATTCGTTTGTTGTTACAGTCAAAGTTTTGTAACGAATTACAACAACATTATATAGGAAATCTAAAGACCTGTCAAGCTTTTAACTGACTGAATCCTTTGACTTTTTGGAATTCCAACACATTCTCAAACTTTTCATGCAACTCATTCTTATGGGAAATGATAAAAATATTAGCATCGTTAACCACATAACGAATGATCTTGAAGAACTCATCGGTTCCCAATCCATCCAAAGAACTATCAAATACTTCATCCATGATGAGAAGATTTGTTGAGATACTGTTCTTCAATCTTGCAATTTCTCGCCAAGTAAACAGCAAGGACAAATCAATCCTCATCTTCTCACCTTCAGAGAAGGAAGGATAAGAAAAGTTTTCATGGATTGGTGTTTGAATTTTTTCGTTGAATTCTTCATCTAAAGTAAAGTTGATGAAGAAATCCATCATCTGCAAATACTTATTGACTTGCTGATTGATCAGTGGCAAATACTTTTTGATGATACTACTTTTTACGCCGTCATCTTTCAGCAGAACATTTGCTTGTAGATAATATCCATAATCATCCTTAAGTTGCTCAAGGTCTGTCAGTATTTGTCTAAGATTAGATTTGTATTCGCTTAGTTTTTCATGTTCAGTATTTCGGTTTTCAAGTCTAGTGGTAATCGTTTGAATTTCTTTTTCAAGAGTTGATCTTGATTTGTTTGAGTTAGAAATACGAATGTTGATCTGAGAAATTTCATTTTGTAGTTTTGTAATCTCCCTTTGAAGTCCGAAGAATGCTTGTTCACGTTCTTCTTCTTTCTTGATTGTATCTTCAATTTCTTGAAGATTACTTTCATAAGAACTTAGGACTTGCTGGAGCTCTTCAATTTTATTTACACGAAACGTTTCTTCAATTGTTTGTGTGCATGTTGGGCAAACCGAATGTTCCTTGAAAAACTCCAGATCATCACTAGAGTTTTGTTTCTTGTTTCCAATTTTACCCTTGAAAGTTCCAAGTTTACGAAGGGTATCTGAAGCATCTGCATATTGTTCTATTTCTTGCTGCTTGTCTTGAACTTCTTGTAGAAGACTGGCGACACTTTCAGTGTACTCGGAAACTTCCCTTTCACATTCAGTAATTTGGGTTTGTTTATCTTTGATATCATTCTGTCCAGTCTCTTCAATTTGTTTGATAAAGTTTTGCTGCATGATAATTTTATCAGCAATCCCTTCTTTTTTCAACTCCAAAGTCTTGACAGTTTCCTTAGCGTCTTTGATCTTGTTCTTCAAGATCTCAGACATAGAAGAAAAGACTTTTATATCTAAAAGGTCTTCAATCACTTCTCGCCTGTGAGCAGCAGGGAGTTGCATGAATGGAACAAACGATGCACTGCCAAGAATAACGATCTGGGTAAATGACTTGTAGTTCAACTTAAGAATATTATTCTCAAGCATCTTTTGCTGATCCTGAGCAGAAGCATCTTCATTCATCTTCTTACCATTCTGGTAAATCTCAAAGATACCAGGTTTGATACCACGAATAACTTTATATTCGTTTCTGTTTACATTGAAATCAATCTCAACAACGCAATCTTTTTCATTGGAAGAGTTTACAATTTGATTTTTATTGATCTTCCTGAATGGTTTGTTGAACAACGAAAAACATAAAGCATCAAGAATAGTTGACTTGCCAGCACCATTCTGTCCAACAATCAAGGTGTTAGTGTTTTGATTTAGTTTGATTGATGTAAACTGGTTTCCTGATGATAGAAAATTTTTATAACGAATTTCTTTGAACTCAATCATTATCAGATCGTGGTGGAATTACAATGTCATCTTCAGTGATTATAGTATATCTTATCCCCGCTTTTTCACATGCTGCAACTGCAACTGCATCATTGACTTTGATGACATCCATTTCTGGACAACCATCTTCTTCCATTAGCAAAGCATATCTCACAGCATCATCTTGTTCCTCAAACAAAAATACAACCTTTTCCCCGAACTCATCCTTTACCGCATATGCCCCTTCGTCTTCTAAACCCTTGATTGTAATGATATACATTACATAACCTCACACGCTTCCTGATAGATATTTTTGATTAGACTTTTGATCTTAGATTTATTTAGATCTGTCTCCAAATCATCAACATACTTATCAAGAAGCGTCATGGTGTCTTCAGTTTGATTGACAATCTCATCATCAAAGGAAATATTATCAACCTTCTCTACAATTTTTACATCGTAAGGATTGACTTTCATTAGAGCATCCAAGAAACGATCATACTCTTTCTCGTTACTTTTTTGTTTGACGACAACCTTGACAATTTTATTTGTGTAGTCTGTAAACTTAACTAACTGCCTAGGAGTATCATTATAGTAGATAATCTCATAAAGTGAGAAAGGATTATCAACTGCTTCTAACTCATAGGTCTCAGTATCAAAAATGTGAAAACCCCTAGCATCATTCACGTCATTCCAGAACATTTGATAAGGATTGCCTAGATAGAAAATTCTACCATTATTAGATCTGGTATGATAATGTCCAGAAAATACTCGATCAAACTTTTCATAAGGAAGAATATCTGCACCGTCTTCCATGGTATACCCATAGTGTGCATAGAACCCATTGAGTTCTAAATGCCCCATGACAACCTTTGCTTTAGTATCGTTGATCTTGTTATAGGTAAACTCTGTATTATCAGTGTTCACCCAAGGAACGAAGAGTATCTCCAAACCTCCAACTCTAAGTTCTTGTGCATCAACAATAACGTTGATATTATTATACTCTCGTAGGAGAAGATCAATAGTGTTGATCTCATTAGTATTTTTGTAGAAGGCAGTGTGATTTCCAACAACGGAAATGATTTCGATACCCATGTCTCGGAGACGGTCGAAATAATTTTTCTTTGCCCAATCCAGAGACCAAAAATCAATAGTCTTACGACTGTCAAAAGTATCACCCATGTCGATGACAGTTGTAATACCACGTTTTTGTAGTTCTGGGAAAAAAACTTCATCATAAAACTTGAGGAAGAAATCGTGATATAACTTGGATCCTTTCTTGAACCCAAAGTGCTGATCTGTAATAATAGCAACTTTCATAGTTTTCCGCCAACTTCTCCTTCATACTTTGTTACTTCAGGAAATCCATCTTGCTTTGCTTGCAAGTACCAACGAGTTGCAGATATGCAAAGTTCTTCGTGTAAAGATGTGATGATTTCCTTTCCTTCCTTATCATAAGAAGCCCAAGTCTTCCAACGTTTTTGTTCCACTCTGAAACAGTTATCAATCCATTCGTAATCATTCATCGGTTCAAACGATACTGTACAGCGTCCTTGATTGAATTATATTCAGATGACTTATCACTTTCGTCTGCGACGAAAACTTCGTCATACCCAGATCTTTCAATAATCTTTTGTCTGATCTCTAGTTGCTTTTTCTCCTTCTGAATACGACGGAGGAAAGCATAATGAATGATCTGAGTAAAATATGCAAAGGGATTACTAGACTTTTCTGGATTGAAGTTATTAATATACTGAACACAGTTTTCAATACCATCACAAATCATATCGTCCTTGAACATGTAGTTCACGAAGTTTGGTTTGTAGGACAAGTGTGTAGCAATCTTCAGAAAACATTCTCCAAGGTAGTTTGTAATCCTTGGTTTTGGTTTTCCTAAGTGTTCTGCATCACTGATTTCCTGTTTGTAAGCAACGATGGCAGCAAGAAATTCCTTGTTGTTTACATAGTGCTCTGATCTTTTACGTGTCATTATCATTACAAATCATTGATCAATTATAGCATAGCTTGACAAGATGTTCAAATATGTGTAGAATAACTCTGTCAGGGTTGAAGGTAATATAGCTTAGCTACTTTTAGACTTATAAAGCTTCTCTAGAAGCACTCTAGCATCATCAACAGAAGAAATATATCCCATCTCTTTACTGATGTCTGGATGAGATTGTTTGAACCCTACATTGACAACATGTTTATAAGTTTCAATGATGTCTTCATCTTTAACTTCACTAACTGTAATAATTCTTGAAGTTTCAAGTAAAAACATTTGATCAGTAGAAAACTTTATCCAAGGTTCAAATTTATACCCAGAGGGTATATTCGTTCCAGGGGAACGAATTTCTACACAGATAACTGGGTTATCTAGCATAACATGTTCAGGATTAGTTTTATCAATAATGATAAGACAAAGAACTTCTTCACCACTGATAAGTTTTACTGAAGCGTAAAACTCATCGTATAAATCATCAGATTTTGATTTGAATGATTTCATAATTAAACTTCTCCTCGTTGTAGTATTTGATACGCTCGATGAGATGATTTAAGGTGTAGTTGGATCTTGATCCTTTTTTACAATCGTCTGCTATATCGTATAACGTTGCTTTGAGTTTGTTTTCGCTTTTCCTCAATACTCTACCGATTGATTGTAGTGTCCTAATTCTGGACTTACTTGGAGATGAGAAAATAACGTTGTGTAAATTTTTAATGTTGATGCCAGTTGAGAATGTTCCGAAAGAAGCAATGATGATTGCGTTATTTTCTTGTTCCGTAATTCTTCTGACTTCTTCTCGTTCTTCAACGTCCACGCCGCCGTGAACGAAGAATACTCTTCGATCACTAGTATTTATGAGGTCATAAAGAACCTGTCCATGTGCGGAAACCCTACTGAATAAAACTAAAGTATTGCCTTTTAGATCATGAGTAAGATTTTTGATAAACTTATTTCTTTTCTCATGCCCAATCAAATATTGAACTTCATCCTCATAAGTCTCAAATTTTTGTGGATCATGTTTTAGAAGAAGAACTTTAATACCTAGTTTAGCTAAGTATCCTGCATCTTGCAACTCTTTTGTATTAATGATTTTGTATGATGGACCAAACAATCCCTCCAATACCCACTTGTGAGTTTGTGTTCCATCAAGTGTTCCTGTAAATCCATAGCGATACTTTGCATCACCAAGTTTTGTCATGATGCTAATCAGTGACTTAGACTTGAACTGGTGTGCTTCATCACCAATAACAACTTCATATGGTGCAAACCATTTACGATCCATTTTGTATATGGACTGCCAAGTTGTAATAACAACACTTTTATCAGTTATTCTTTCTTTACCAGAATAGATCTTGTGGCAATTACTTTCAGCATCCCATCCATAGTCCTCAAAATCCTTGTACATCTGCTCAACCAAGGATGTTGTAGGAACAACGATCAAAACTTTTCTTCCTGCTTCCGCATGATACCTACAGATAGCATAAATCATTAGGGATTTACCAGACCCTGTAGGACTGATCAGAAGGCGTCTGTTACGCTTTAGAGCATCATAGATCCCTTCTAGTTGATAATCCCTTGGAGGGTGCTTGGAGACGCTTGTAACGTAGTCTTTGACGCCCTCTTCGGACACCATATCGTTTTCTTCGTATGGTAGTCCATAGAACTTGTTATTTTCAAATTCAAAGGTATAATTATATCGTTCGCAAAAGACTTGCAGTTTATCAATCAGTCCAGCATAAATCTCAGACTTCTCAATATTGAACAGTCTAATTTTACCATCCCAATATTTGTTACGATACTGAGGCATAAATTTTGCATTGGGAACATCAAATGTAAATTGATCTTGCAACTCATACTTAATATGAGGATCACATTCAATCTTCAACCAAACTTCATTCTTCTTACTTATAATCAGATCAGCCATAGCGCCCCAAATGGCGTCACTTACTATTATTTATTTGCTTTTTTGAAAGATTTTGATACCGCTGATACACTAACTCCAAAATAATTTGCTGCTTCTGTAAGACTATTGAAAAATACTCCACGATAAGTGCATGATTTTGTTCCACATTCTTTTCCAGCACCTTTTATACCCTTATTCCACGGAATTTTACCTTTCATATGAATGGAATGTTTTTTAGATGCTTGTTTTTGCGCTTCAGTTCTTTGATTGCCAGTCAAACTATTTTTGGTATTGCTAAGATTAGCATTTTTACGAGAAGGTGGAACTTGACCACCAGAAGTAATATTCCAACCAATAAAATCTTTGGGACGGTACTCTTCTTCTAAAATTTTTACTTCATCGAATGTCAACCCCGACTTCAAAATTTCCATAAAAGCACCTTTTTTTATATACTTTTTGAGTTTACCTTGTTTATGTTCTCGAAATCGTTCTTCGGGTTGATAAGATAATCCTATATATCCCTGACAGTATGGATTAGTGTGTTCTGGATAATGTATCCAATATAAAGAATACATACTCTATCGCGTTTTCAACTATTTATATTCTTTATAATACTAACTTAGACCTGCTGTAAAACGCCTAAAATCAATTGCGTTCTTGATTTGGTAGGTTCTGTTAGAAATTTGCTTTAGGATCTCTTCAAGATACTTCAGCATCGTGTCGTAATAATCGATCTTTAGTCTTATCTTGCTGATTTTTTCGTCTGCTTCAAGATAAAGTTTTAGATCTTCTTTGTCTCTGACTTTGTACGGGAAGGGTTCGTCAATATAAACTTGCGTTTCCGCTTTCCCCATGTAAAATTTTCTACGTTCTAAAAGAATACTACTATGCTGCTGCTCTGCTTGTTTGCGAAGCAACAGTATAGTATTATATAGTTGGTAATATTTGGCGTGTAATTGAGGTATCTTCAGACTTTCAGTATCAAGTTCGTCTTGATTTACCTCACTATCTTTTTGCCACATTTCCTGGATTACTTCCAGAGAAATACTAGACTTCTTTTCCATCAATGTCGATCAAATCAAAAATAGTATAGCGGAATGTGCAAGTTGCTGTGTAGTATTGCTGTTCAGACAACGTTGCATCAAAAGGAATTCCAGAAAGAAATGTTGGAAACATATCTTTAAAAACTACCTTTCCAGCAGTTTGATAATTGCTGTTCAAAATCAATAATGTACCATCAGATCTTTCACTATAAGGATCATTACCATCCGTATTTGGATAAAATCTGTTGTTTGTTTGTAATTCAGAGTATTGTGCAACTGATTGTGGATAACCTAATGATGTCATCCACTGATAGATTTGATAATAATTTTCTAAATTCTCATCAACTATAAAGTTGATTGTTAAATCTTCATATCTAAGTTTGTCTCCTGGTACAGGAATATCTTTTAGATATGTTGTTTGCACTGCTACGCCCAAAGTAATCCCTGGTAAATTTGCTTTATTGCAAAGAAAATCTACCTTTGGACACCTATTGATAATAAGTTTAAATCCAGCTAATGACAGAAAATTTCTATTAGAAACTTGCTGTAAGCTGCAAGGATTATTGGACAAATCAGCTTCCCAAGCTAGGACTATTTAGTAGCGATATTCCTCGATCTTATCTAGAACCTTATCAAGATATCTGTTTGCCAATCCTTTCATATCCATATCATGACGGATATGATCATTGAAAAGATCTCTTTTAAGTTTTAAAACTTCAGTTCTAATTTCTTCTTTTGAAATTTGATTTCTAGGCATCGTTCATCTCATCATGGGCTAATTTTAGAATATAATAAATGCAATAACATGTGAATAATAATCCGCAGGATAGTATTGTAAAAACTCCCCAAGGAAAACCACCCATTAGATCATCTCCATTGCTCGTGTTAGTTCAATGTAATGGTTCATCTCATCAACTGCTATTTCACCAATTTTTATATCTTCGGGATGATCCCAAAAATAATTTAGATAAGTTTCAGTTGCATGAAACTCAATACCAGCATTCAAGTGATAAGCAGCCCTAGGAGCAATAGCATAATAACCCACCAAAATCCAATAATAGATGAGCACCAAATGATAAGCGACAAAACGATCAATCCAACGATCCGCTCCTTTACGATTTTCCATTTCGATGAGGTGTTCTGTTTCATTGACAGTCTGTTCAAAATGTTCTTTCATCAGATAGTAATGTGATTCTGTTCTCAAACCAAGACTTTCTCTGAGATGTAACACACTCAAAAAAGCAAAGTAAGGTGCTCTAGCAATTGTCTCCAGAACCCAAAATCTTTGTATGGGAAGATCACGATAGATGAAGTCTATGATTGCTACCGTAATCGCTAATATTGTATCGTTTATTTTTTTCATTGTGGGTATGCGTTATGAAGACCCCAGTAAATCAAATAACCAATCGTTCCGTATATTAATACTGCTTTTATAAGCAAGTTCATGGCAATGTCGAACTCTGCTTTACTATCTATTGGTAGACAATAAAAAAGGACCCCCTTTTGTAAGGAGGTCCTGATAATTGTGATCTTGGATCACATTAGGTTTTGTACCTTTACTCTTCTGTAGTAACGGTTGGTGTTTTCGGCAATACGACCAGCACCAACGCCAGTGCCTTCCGCGAATGGATTTGCGACCATGCCGTAGCGGGTCTTGAATCCGATCTTTGGTTGGAAAGTATCTTGTCCAACGGCACGAACCATCTGGAGTGGAACGTATGGGCAGTAGAATAGACCTGCGTCATAAGGAGTTGAACCCTTATAACCCATTACGTAGTACTGGTCTGCGCTTAGGTTTGCAGCGAATGGATCGATGTAGACCTTGAAGCGACCGTTTAGAGTACCAGCAAAGGTATTGCCAGTATCATCTACGTTTAGGTTTGCAGATAGTGCTGGGGTGTAATCTAGTTGACCAGCAGCAGCAAGTGCAGAAGCAACATCAGCCGAGCAAAGGATGATATTGCCCTTTCCTCTACGAGTTTCTTGTGCAATAGCGTTTGCATCACGCTCTAGCTGGAACATTAGACCCTTGAACTTCTCAACCATCCAGCGACCGTTGGAATCGACATCTAGATCGAATACACCAGCGGTTGCAACGTTAGTTTGAGCGCCTGTTCTAGCAACCTTGTAGATGGTACGGATGATCTCACGGTTGATCTCAGCAAGAATTTCAGTGCTGAGGATGTTTGCTAGTTCAGCTTCAGCATCAAGACCGTGGATTGCCTTAAGGTCTTGTGCTAGTTCTAGCGAGTACTCTGCCTTGAGTGCTCTTGACTTCGCGGTTACGCTAACTTTCTCGATTGAGAAAGCCATCTCACGGAAGTCGTTTGAGGTTGAGTTATCACCTAGTGCTTCTAGTGCCTGGGTGCTAAAACCTTGACCTACGTTGTAGGTGTTAGTTACACCACCATTTAGGATCGATGGGTTGGTGCCTGACTGTGCAGTTGTACCAAAACCAACGCTAGTGCCATCGTCAGAACCACCAGTGTAGTCGCCTTGGGTTAGTGAAGCAGCACTGTTCTGAGCAGAGAATGCAGAATCTGGCTCGTTGAAGAATGCTTCAGTACCACTCTGGTTGTCGTAACGAGTTCTCATCGCAAAGATAAGACCTGTTGGACCGTTCATTGGTTGAACGCCTGCTAGGTCATAAGCGACCAAGTTAGGCATTGCACGGCGGATTAGGCTTATTAGAACTGGATCGAAACCTGCAACTGGAGCAGAAGCTGAACCCGAGAAACCTGGGTTGCCAGTTGAGGAAGGATCAGTATTAATCGTTGGAGGTGCTTCAGTTAGGAAAGCACGCTCTTCTCTTAGAAATCTTTCTTGGTTTTCGAGAAGTTGGGCAGTAACTGCTCTTCTGTGGCTGTCCTTGATTGAATCAAGACCATCTGCCTCTAGAAGAGGAGCCCACTTCTTCTGCAGTGCAGCAGAATTAAACATGGTTGTTGCTCCGTCTTGGGAAAGTGTTTAGTGTTTACGAAAAAATCAATCAGTTGAACTTAGTCAACGCATTGAGGTATGCAGCCATTGCTGGTGATACATCATCAGCAATTGCTTCCTCTGAGATGACTTCCTGTGAATTGGTTACAGGCTTTGAAGCGAAATATGCTTCACGTAGCGTAACAAGTTTTTCACGGTATTGTTCCTCACTATCAAACTCAACACCTTCAGCAAGAGTTGCTAGTTTTTCCTTTTGGGAAAGTGCTAGACCTTCGCTGACTTCATCTAGGATGTTGTCCGAAACAGATTCCGATAAACGCTTGGTTAGAGCAATATTGGTGTCAATCTGTTCGTTGAGTTTTGTCTCCATTTCATCAAGTTTCTCGACCATAGCCTCAAGAACATTATATTTCTCTTCAGGGATTTCTACATAATGTTCTTCAAAAAGGTTCTTGAGACCAGTCATGAAGGACTCCGAGAGTTCACCTCTTAGTCCTGTCTCAACCTGTAGCTCGTTTTCGTTGATCCACTCATTAGCAACATACTCTAAGTATGAATCAACACGCTCGGTTAGTTCGCTCTTGATTGCTTCTACTTGCTCAACAAGAGCTGAAGCATAACGGTTCTCAAGTGCTTCCTTTAGGGAAGCAATCTTTGAACGAACCGCTGCTTCAAAAATTGTCTTTGCTTTATCCTGGAATTCTTCGGAAAGTTCTTCGCCTTCTAGAAGTGCTTTTACATCTTCTTCAAGATCTAGATCTTCTTCTTCCTCTTCTTCCTCAGTCTCTTCTTCTACCTGATCTTCTAGTTCTTCAGTCTCAGCAATTACTTCCTCTTCTTCTTGCTCAACTTCTTCGTTAGCACCACGACCATATCCAGATGCCTTTAGTGCAGCAGGACCAGGTAGTTGTACTTTACCAGAAGCGCCTTTGAATTGTACGTCACCAGACTGAGCAAAAGATGCAGATGGTGTCTTCATCTTATTGCTATCATCATCTGGCTTTGAATTCTGAGGAGTTGGACCGCCAAGATTCTCGATAGAACCAGCGTCAGGTACATAGTTAGGTGCTTTTGGCATCGCATCAGCAGCCTTAGCACCACGGGTTACCTGGTTTTCCATCTCATGTAGTTCGTTATTAACGGTCATTTTTTCTTTCCGAGAATACCTAGAATTTCTGTTATTATTTATAAATTATAGATTTGATAGGAAGTTTCCAAAGAGACGTAATTTATTTGCCTCTAAGATATCCTTGTCTACCAAAGTATTTATTGTCTTCTTAATCTGTTCACATTGAACTTCACGTAAAACTCCACCATCCCATACCCATTCTTTACCTTCCATGATGCCATCAACAAAGGCATCAGGAGCAGAAGGATCTGCTACAATATCAGCAGCAGTTGCTAGCATGAAATCTTCACCAACATAATTAACACCATCTTTTTGAAAGATGGATCCCATTCCTCTTGAGGATACACCAAGTTTTACACCTTCTCCAATTAAAGAAGATGCAATCTTACCCATTGGTGTGCTAAGAATTTGTGCTTTACCAATAAAGTTATTACCTTCTTGTGTCAAAGCAACAATCTTATGGGAGACACGATCAAGATTAATTTGAGGACCATCAGGATGACCTAGTTCTCCAAGAGCACGACCCTTATCAATAAAAGCTTCACTATAACGCTTTACTTCATTCATCATTGTCTGAAGTGGATAGCAACGCTTATTGCGATTGACTACTTCAGCTTGAAGGAATGGTCCTTGAATGTAAAGTGTTTTCTTACCGTTTTTTTCTTCGGTAATAACTTCTACTGCTTCGATTTCTTCGGAGATTAGTTTCACGCTATTTGTACCTCGTGGATGAACATATCACAACCAGAAGCATTCTCTGGTGCCAACACAAAAATTACAGATTTTGCTGCAGTTGCAACACCAACAAAAGCATGATGCCCAGAACTTGTGTTTACATTAACTGTAACTGTCATTGTATAGTTATTCCACTGCTGTGGACTTGAAATCGCTGTAATCTGTTTATGTAGGAGAGATGTATTGTATGTTGATCCAGCGCCAACAAGTTGAATATAATCACCAACTCGCAATTTAGTGTCTGGATGATCAAGTGTTAGGACTGTTGATGCACCAGTTGTAATACCAATAACTGTAGATTGTGCTGGATGCCCGTAACGATATAAAATTGAATCTTGCTTATTTACAAAAATAGATCCAATCCCAGCATCTGTAGTTGTATTACAAATACCAATGCTACCACCACCCCTTGTTGTTGAAGCAGCTGCTAAAATTGTTCCAGTTCTAACAATGAATGGATTTGAAGTTACAGAACTTGCATTAGCAGCAGATAACTTTCCAACTGTTTGGTAAAGATTTAATGGTTGTGATGCGCTCATTCTCCCTCTTCGGTTTCGATTTCATCCTCAACTTCAACCTCATTCTCTGCTCCAAACAAACCATTAGCAACTACTGGTTTGAGAGCATCAACCTTTTCACTTGCTTTTGCAAATAAAAGGCTTTTGATATAATCGGAGACTTCTGATGAAGGTGCATCAGAAACCACCATATCAATTAATTCTGCAGAATCCATAATTTGTAAAAATGCCTGTATTTATTTATATCTTAGCCTTTTTGATATTAATTGTTGGTGCTTCAGTTGCACCACCATCTTTCTTCTTATCAAGATCTGGTTCCATTTGTCTCATACCAAGATCATTTTGCATTTGACCTTGCATGATTGCATTTTGTGTCTCTAATGGAACACCGATACCCATTTCATTTTCACTTTGCATTTCTTCTTCCATTTCAATAATTTCTTCATCAGTTTGGCGAAGAACTTTACGCTTTACATAATCTCTTGAATAATATGTTCCAATATAAGGTTCAATCGCAACCATTAAGTTGAGACGCTCATTCATAAGTTCTGTATCTTTTAGTTCTGCAAAATGATTATCATAAATGTAATCAAATTGAATATGCTCTGCCATTTGTTCCCAGTCTTCTGGAGTTACAATATTCTTTAGAATAAGTTGTGTCTTTAAAAGATCCAAGAATAAAGCACTGAAACGCTTTCTTAGACGACCGACAAACTTACTAAACATTAGCTCATCACGAAGAATTTCCGATGAACGACCCAAATTGAAACCACTATCAGATCCAATTCTACTATCAGGAACATTCAAAGATCTGTAAAGTTTCTTTTGGAAATATTCACCGT